ATGGTAGCTTATCATCTTCAGTTACAATTCAATCGCAGTAAAGTTCATGACACTATGGTTATGCACTATGTGCTAGATGAAACTGATAGTCATGGTCTAAAACAACTTGCTCTCAAGTATACAGACTATGGTGATTACGATAGCGAGTTGGATGAGTTTAAGAAAGAATATTGTAGTAAGAATGGTATTCTTCAAGATGATTTTACTTATGATTTAATTCCTTTTGATACAATTAGTCGTTATGCTAGTATTGATACTGCTGTAACTTATGAATTATTCATGAAGTTTTGGCCTATCGTACAAAAGAACGATAAACTTCGTTTTGTGTACGAAACAATTTTGATTCCTGGTACACTGTTCCTAATGGACATGGAAGAAGTAGGTATTCCTATTAGTCAAGAGCGTATGGCTGCAGCTAACTTGTATCTTGATGAAGAAATTCAAAAAGCAAAGGAAGTTGTATATGGATTTGAAGAAGTTAAGCGTTTCGAGAAAGATACTGGTAAGATCTTTAATCCTAATAGTGTTATGCAGTTACGGGTTGTTCTTTTTGACTACCTTGGGCTTAATCCAACCGGCAAGAAAACCGCTACAGGAGCAATCTCAACAGACGCAGAAGTGCTAGAGCAGCTTTCAGAAGAACACCCACTACCTGCTGCTATTCTAAAGGTTCGTCAACTTGGTAAAATTCAAAATACCTATATTTCAAAAATTCTACCGGAACTTGATCGTGACGGCCGTATTCGTACAAATTTCAACCTTATATTTACTACTAGCGGTCGCCTTAGTAGCAGTGGGAAGTTCAATGCTCAGCAAATACCTCGCGACAACCCTATTATCAAAGGTTGTATCAAAGCTCCAACAGGTTACAAGATTGTATCACAAGATTTGACTACAGCTGAAATGTATTATGCGGCTGTATTAAGTGGCGATAAAAATCTACAAGAAGTATTTTCTAGCGGCGGAGACTTTCACAGTACAATTGCTAAAATGGTATTTAGTTTGCCTTGCAATGTAGAGGATGTTAAAAAACTTTATCCTGCAATGCGTCAAAGTGCTAAGGCTATTAGTTTTGGTATTTTGTATGGTTCGGGTGCTAATAAAGTATCTCAAACTGTATCAAAAGCTACAGGTGAAAGCTATCCCGTAGAACAGGCTCGTGATGATATTAAGCAATATTTTACAAAATTTAAGAAACTTAAAAACTGGTTGGATACTCGTAAAACATTTATTGAACAAAATGGTTATACTTATAGCTTTTTTGGTCGCAAGCGTCGTTTACCTAATGTATTTAGTAGTGATAAAGGTATTGCAGCTCACGAAGTTCGTAGTGGTATTAATGCTGAAGTGCAGTCTCTTGCTAGTGATGTTAACTTGCTTGGTGCTATGGGTACTGCTAACGAAGTTATTACAACTGGTATTGACGCTAAAATATTTATGCTTGTACACGACTCAATCGTTGCCTTGGTTAAAGAAGAACAAGTAGACCAGTATTGCAAAATTTTAAAACGGAATACTCAACATGATTGGGGCTGTAGTATTGCTAATCATCCAATTGGTGTTGACCAAGATGTAGGTGATGACTATAGCTTTGGTGATTGGGAAAGATACTATGAAGTTGCAGGAGATCGTATTTCCCGTGTTCAGGCTGGGTGAAAAACAACCATTAGAGCAAGATGATTGGCTCTACTATAGAGCTGAATATAGTGACAAAGATACTGCTGAACACACTACAAATTATCGTTTAATTGATGATCGCTCAATAGATAAGCCTACGCTAGGACTGCGTAGGCTTATTCTTTTACAAAAATATAATATGTTTCCAATTGGAACAGCTATATATTTTTTAATTGATATTATAAAATTAGCAAAATCAACTACATGGTTTATTGATAGTCATGGAAAAGTTTTTCAACATAAAAAAACCAAGCGCGCCAAGCTTACAACAAAAAAGATTAATAAAGTTTTACCTGCGGATGGTATAGGGTGTGTATTAGAACTTGAAGGCATCGCAAGCAGATTTAAAACTATGAAACAACCTGAAACTTACGAACAATATGCTGGAGTATTACATATGGACAACAGTTACTTACTGTATGGCTATTTTGAATTTCCACAGAAAGATACTTGGAGATTAGTATAATGCCAAAAGCAGTAATTAGCAATAGAATTTATATGGATAACCCAGGAGTAGAGCATACTAAAGAGGTAATGCGTACTCTTACATATAAGATTCATAAAGATACTGGTTCCAAAAAGTTTCAGAGTGTAGAAACAATCAAAAACTATAGTACCCTAATTAATGGTATTTTATCTATACCCCAAGGTAGATTAGACCTAGTACCAGAACACTACGAATTAATTGATAAACGAACATTAGTACCAGTACCGTTCCCAAAAACTAAGTTTGAATTGCGAGAAGACCAAGCATTAGTGTATAATCAAGCTAATGATACTTGTTTTATTAACGCACTAGTAGGTTGGGGTAAAACTTTTACAGCTCTTCACATTGCTAAAAAGTTTGGACAAAAAACTTTAGTAATTACACATACTACTGCATTGCGAGATCAGTGGGTAGAAGAAGTAGAAATACTATTTGGTATGACACCTGGTATTATTGGTAGCGGGCAATTTGATATTGAAGATCACGCTATTGTAGTAGGCAATATTCAAACTATAGTCAAACACTTAGGTAAATTAACTAAAGAATTTGGCACTATAATTTTAGATGAAGCACATCATTGTCCAGCAACTACTTTTGCAGGAACTGTAGATGCTTTCCATGCTAGGTATAGAATAGCATTAAGTGGGACAATGATTCGTAAAGATGGTAAACATATATTGTTTGATGATTATTTTGGTCACACAGTATATAGACCACCACAAGCTAATACAATGACCCCACTAGTACATTTAGTAAAAAGTAACTTTACTTTAAAACCAGGGGCAACTTGGGTAGAAAAAATTAATGATTTAACACAACAAGATATGTATAGAAAGTATATTAGTTTAATTGCTAAAGTACATATTCGTGCAGGTCATTCAGTATTAATAATAGCTGATAGAGTTGAATTTTTAGAAAAAGTTAAGGAGTATATTGGTGATACGTGTTTGTTGGTTACTGGTGACACATCCTTTGAAGAACGACAAAAAGCAAAAGAACAACTACTTAACAAAGAAAAGTTGTGTGTTGCTGGAAGTAGACAAATCTTTTCAGAAGGAATCTCAATAAATGTATTAAGCTGCGTAATTTTAGCAGTACCAATGTCAAACGATAGTCTACTAGAACAAATTGTGGGTAGGGTTATGCGACCCTACGAAGGCAAGTTAGACCCTATAGTAGTAGATATTCAATTTGCTGGTTGGGCCGATAAAAAACAGAATAATGATCGGCTAGGACTCTATTTACGTAAAGGCTGGGAAGTTGAATCGGTGTAAAAAATTCAACTTGTCAAGCCCTATCCAAAATGATATAATATATATTAAGTTTCAGTATATGACACTTTTCTTCAATCTTACCTTATTAGAGAACAACACCCAGTGTGATCCAATAAAGTTAGTTGAACAATTAAGATTGCACTTTATTAGAAAAGCTATTCCTAAAAACCAATACACCAAAATCAAACCGATTTTTAATTTAACGGGTAATAGCTTTCTAATAAAGCCTTCTTTATTTTTTGCTGATAAAAATACTGATATAGTATATAAGGCACAATACATTCGGCTAGCGGGGCGTAGAGATTACGCCATATATAAACACTACGGTCATAGATATTTAGATCTTTCATTCTTTTCTGATATAGACCTTAACGCAATAAAATCAAATCCGCTAATAACAATCAAAGAAAACAAAATTTATTTTAAATACGAGGAAAACTAAAAATGGCACTAAGTTTCAAAAATACAAAAGGTAAAGCTCAATCTAATAAAGTTGAGTCATACGAGTACAAAGATGGAGAAAATACAGTCCGTCTAATCGGTGGAGTTCTTCCACGATATATTTATTGGCTAAAAGGCACAAACAATAAAGACATTCCAGTGGAGTGTTTAGCTTTTAGTCGTGAAAAAGAAAAATTTGATAATGTGGAAAAAGACCACGTTAACGAATATTTCCCCGATGCAAAGTGCAGCTGGAGTTATTCAGTAAATTGTATCGACCCTAAACAGAATAAAGTTGTAGCACTAAATCTTAAAAAGAAGTTGTTTGAGCAAATTGTATCAGCAGCGGAAGATTTGGGCGATCCTACAGATTATGACACAGGTTGGGATGTAGTGTTTAAGCGTCAAAAGACAGGGCCTCTTCCATTTAACGTGGAATATACCTTACAAGTCTTGCGTTGCAAGCCACGCGCATTGACAGATGATGAGCGTGCAATGGCTGAAGCGGCTAAACCTATTGATGAAAAATTCATTCGTCCTAATGAAGCAGAGGTAAAAGCCTTGTTAGAGAAAATCACAAGCAATACTGATGAAGAAGAAAGCACAGATAGTGCTGCTTCTGAAGCTGTCAAAGAGCTAGGTTAATCAACAAATAAAGCCCGCTAAACTTATAGCTTAGCGGGCTTTTCTGTCTTATAAATCATATGAATATAAAATCATTACAATTTCCAAATATTGGAGTAACAACTGGAAAATTTACTGATAAAGAGCTAAAGCCTCTTAGAGAAGAAATTTTAGAAATTCAGAATAATTTTGATTTAGCTGAAAAACACAACAAAGAATTAGCTGGAAATATTAAAAAAGAATTTGGTTTAATTAAATCTAAAGATCATATAGATAAATTGTTGCGACCAGGTATTCAAGATTTTGAAAAGTGTTTTACTTATTTTAGTTCAATATCCGTACTAGATAGTGATTTTCCTATATCTATGGGCCCTATGTGGGTTAATTTTCAAGAAAAATATGAGTTTAATCCTGTACACGGTCATTCAGGAGTATTAAGTTTTGTAATTTGGCTTAGTCTTCCATTTAATATTGAAAATGAAAAATCTCAGGGACCTGGAGCTGAATCTGCAAATCCTATTGCTGGTAATTTTGTATTTTATTATACAAATAGTTTAGGAAAAATATGTATGATGCATATTGAAGCAGATAGTAAAATGGAAAATCAATTCTTTATATTTCCAGCAGAATTAAAACATTCAGTTGCTCCATTTTATACCTCAGATAAATATAGAATAAGTGTATCTGGAAATTATACATTTAAAACTTTAAAAGATTGAAAAGTATGAAAGTATTATTTACAGCTGACGTCCATATTAAACTGGGTCAGAAGAATGTACCTGTTGATTGGGCTAAAAATAGGTATAATATGCTTTGGAGTCAATTACAAGCTATTCAAAATGAATGTGATTTATTTGTTATAGGCGGAGATGTTTTTGATAAACTTCCTAATATGGAGGAGTTAGAAACTTACTTTGACTTAGTTAATAGTTGTATTATAGAAACAATTATTTATGCAGGTAATCACGAAGCCGTTAAAAAAGATACAACATTTCTTAGTAACTTAAAACAAGTTACTAATAGATTAAATCCACTAGTTACAGTTATTGATGATTATTGTAAAGTGGAAAACATGGATTTTATTCCATATAATAAATTAAAAGAATTTGAAAAGAATCCTTTTGAGATTTGTGGTGATATTTGTTTTACACACGTTCGTGGAGAGATTCCTCCACACGTTAAACCAGAGATGGATTTAACATTATTTGATAAATGGAAAATAGTATTAGCTGGAGATCTACACAGTTATGAAAATTGCCAAAGAAATATTGTCTATCCTGGAAGTCCTGTCACTACTAGCTTTCATCGTAATAATGTGGATACTGGTGTGGTTATACTGGATTCCAGCACTCTAGAACATGAGTGGTGCAAACTACAGTTACCTCAATTAATTAGAAAAACTGTTAGTGTAGAAGATCCTAAACCTGCTACAGATTATGATCACACAATCTATCAAGTTGAAGGCGATATGCAAGAACTTGGTGAATTAGAAGATAGTGATCTAATTGATCGCAAAGTAATAAAACGAGATACAGATAGTGCACTAATTCTAGACCCTGAAATGTCAATGGCAGAAGAAGTTAAGGAATACTTAACTTATATACTAGAATTACCAGAAACTACAATTGAAAATGTATTAAAGGAGTTTCAGAATTATGCAGACAAAATTGAATCCGAATAAAGCCGAAGTTTGGTCACAAACTAACTGTCCTGCTTGCCAAGAAGCTAAGCGCATATTAATTTCGTATAGTATTGAGTACGAAGAATGTATGATTGGTGCAGGTACATATACAAAAAAAGATTTAATTGAAAAAGTACCAAGCGCAAGAAGTGTTCCGCAAATATTTATTGGTGGTGAATATATAGGCGGATTACCAGAACTAAAAAAGAGATTTGCTATTAATGATAACTATAAAACAACTACGATGGGCTAATGCCTTTAGCTATGGAAAAGATAATCAAATTGATTTTATAGCCTCTCCACTAACTCAGTTAGTTGGTAAAAACGGACATGGAAAAAGTTCTATTGCATTAATCTTAGAAGAAGTATTATTTAATAAAAATTCTAAGGGTATTAAGAAAGCTGATATTTTAAACAGATATGTTAAAGATAAAAGCTATAGTATTGAACTAGATTTTAATAGAGATGGCATTGACTACACTATTAAAAGTACTAGAGGCACTGCACAAACTGTAAAATTATTTAAAAGTGGCAATGATATAAGTGCACATACTGCAACTGCTACTTATAAAATGATTGAAGAAATTTTAGGCTTTGATCACAAAAGTTTTGCACAAATCGTTTATCAAAGCAACGCTAGTAGCCTAGAGTTTTTAACTGCTCCAGATACTGCTCGTAAAAAGTTTCTTATTGAGATTTTAAATCTTTCACGCTATACCAAAGCAGCTGAGATTTTTAAAGAAGTAACTACAGAACTAGCTAAAGACATTACTACAGCTAGTTCAAAAGTTAGTACTGTTAATAGTTGGTTAAATAAGTATGAGTCTACAGACTTAACTATTAAACCAACTATCAAAGTTCCAGAGATGGATACTAAATTATATAATGAAACATTGGTACTGTCACAACAATTAGATGGTTTAGAGACTACTAATAAAAAGATTCAACTGAACAATACATACAAACAATTACAGTCTAAAATCAATTTATTGCCTATCCCTGATAAACCTGAAGAAGGTATTGAAAATTATCAATCAGAAGTAGCTAAACTATCTAAAACTGTAAGCGACGCTCAAACCTTTGTTAAAAAAATGAAAGCACTGCACGGTACTTGCCCTACTTGTTTGAGTGATATTGACGAAGAAAAAGTTGCTGAGTTAATTGAAGAAAAAACAACAGAGGCTGAAATAGCTGCTGTTGAAACTATGAGTTATACTCAAAAAATAGTTCAAATTAAACAGCAAAAAACTCTTTGGGAACAAGCTCAAAAATCTCAAGAAGATTGGGAAAAGTACCATAGGTTAATTAATACAGAGCTACAGAATGAGTTACTAGACAAACAACAAATAGAACAAACATTAAGTGAACTAGAAAACAGTTTACAAGATTTACGTAAACAAATTGCTAATGCTGAATCTAAAAATAAAGAAATTTTAGCACATAACACTAAAGTAGATTTAGTAAGTAAACAATTAGTAGAAATGCGCGAAGAACTAGAAACTTATAGTTCTAATCTTCATGAGCTTAGTGAGCGTATGAGTATTCTAAATGTATTAACTAAAACATTTAGTACTACTGGTTTAGTTGCTTATAAAATTGAATGTTTAGTAAAAGATTTAGAAGAAATTACCAATAAATACTTAGTAGATTTAAGTGATGGTAGATTTCAAATCAGCTTTAAAATCAATGCCAGTGATAAACTAAATGTTGTTATTACAGATAATGGTAAAGATATAGAAATACTTGCCTTAAGTGGTGGCGAGAAAGCAAGAGTTAATGTTGCTACACTACTAGCAATTAGAAAACTAATGCAAACTTTATCTAGTTCAAGGATTAATCTATTGATATTAGATGAAACTGTAGAAACACTTGATACTGATGGAAAAGAAAAATTAGTAGAAGTATTACTACGAGAAGAACACTTAAATACTTTCCTTGTTTCACACGGATTTACTCACCCACTATTGGAAAAAGTAAATGTTATGAAACGCAACAACATCTCACAAATAGAGGTATAATATGATTTTAGAAGAAATTATTGGCGAAGCCACATTTAAAGTTACTAGAAATGGTAAATCTGTTCAGTTAAAAGTTGGCGATACATTTACGGATGACGAATACTTGACTCGTACAGTATACGGTGACAGTGGTAAGGTAGTTATTCGAGTTGATGCTAACTGTACAGTAGAAATTGGTGCACAACCACTACCTGAAACACCAACTCCTACACCAACTACTACACCAACTCCTACACCAACTCCTACACCAACTCCTACACCAACTCCTACACCTACAGAAACTCCTGCTGAGTAATGGTAGTAGATGCTAGAGCTAAGGGCGCACGTACTGAAACAACAGTACGTGATCTCTTGAAAAAACATACCAATTTAGGGTGGGAAAGAGTACCTGGCTCTGGTGCACTTGACCCTAAACATCAACTTAAGGGCGATTTGTATGTGCCTGGAAGAACTAATCTTTGGTGCGTAGAAGTAAAAGGCTACGCAGAAGATCATGTTACTTCACATTTACTGACTAGCAAGACTCCTCAATTAGTACAATTTTGGGAACAAACTACTCGTCAAGGCAAACAAGTCGACAAAAAACCGCTTTTAATATTTAAATTTGATAGATCAAAAGTGTTTGTAGCTTTTGATGAGTTACCTAATAGCCAAAACTATAGATGCCTTTATTATAATCATGAATCCCATGAGTTTTATGTGGCACTTTTAGAAGACTGGCTCAAGTGGGAGCAACCACAATTTGTAACTTGACTATTTAGGTTAGATCAGGTATAATATTACATTAAACAACAGAAATAACCATGTCTAAAACATTTACAAAACTCACAGAACAAGAAAATACTCTGCTAGTGGTAGACGCACTAAACTTAGCATTTCGCTATAAACATAGCGGTGCTACTGATTTTGCTGAAGATTACTTACGCACAGTACAAAGCCTAAAGAAAAGCTACAAAGCATCACACGTTATTATTGCGTGTGATCAGGGTTCATCAAGTTATCGCAAAGCAATCTATCCTGAATACAAACAAAATCGTAAAGACAAATTTGAACTTCAAACTGATGCTGAAAAAGCACAGTTTGAATTGTTTTTTGAGGATTTTACTAAAACACTAGAGCACATTCAAAACTCAACTGATTATCCTGTTATTCGTTTTCAAGGTGTTGAGGCTGATGATATTGCAGCATATATTGTTGCTCAAAAATTACCAGTTGATAATATTTGGCTGGTGTCTAGTGATAAAGATTGGGATTTATTAGTTAATAATAACGTTTCACGTTTTAGTTATGTTACACGCAAGGAGACCACAATTGACAACTGGAATGAACATTATGATTTCAACCCTGAAGACTATATCAGTATTAAATGTCTTACTGGGGATAGTGGTGATAATGTGGCTGGTGTCCCTGGCATTGGCCCCAAGCGTGCTGTGGGTCTTGTTAGTGAATATGGCAGCACTTGGGACATTATCGCTAGTATTCCTATTAGCGGAAAGTATAAATATATTGAAGCGCTTAATCAGTGCAAAGATCAACTAGCACTAAATTATAAACTTATGGACTTAGTTACTTATAGCGAAGACGCTATTGGTGTTGAGAACTGCAAACAAATTGATGAAATACTAGAAATTTACTTAAAATGAACGCAAATACAATGATAACCAGTAATGGTATTAGTACATATTATTCAGAAATGAAAAAAACACTAGAGTGTTTAGTAAGCCCAGGTGCTCAATTACCTAAGCGTGCTCACCCGACAGATGCAGGCGCTGACCTGTTTGCGTGGTTTGAGGGCAACACCCAAGAAATTGATATTTATCCAAATGAACAAAAACTTATTGATACTGGTATAGCCATTAAAATTCCACGAGGCTTTGCAGGCTTTGTATATAACAGGTCTAGTCAAGGAAAAAAAGGAATTGTTATCCCTCACAGCGTAGGCGTGATTGATACGGATTATCGTGGAAATATAAAAGTTTTGTTAAAAAATATTTCCGAAGACCCCTTTAAAATTCAAGCTGGTGATAGAATTGCCCAATTGGTAATTCAACCAGTTGAATTAGTTGATTTTAAGGATGTTTGGAATGATACACAACGAGGTACTGGCGGTTTCGGCAGTACAGGAACATAAAGGAAATCATGGTCAGCACTAGAGCACAAGTAATCACACGTCGTACATATAATCGTCCAACTTCAGACGACGGAAAACAATTTGAAACATGGCAAGAAACAGTAGCCCGCGTCATTGATCACCAACAATGGCTTTGGGAACGTTCAGCAGGTAGAGACCTTACTGATTTAGAGTTTGCAGAACTTTACGATCTTGAGCAACTAATGTTAGATCGTAAAGTAGCAATGAGTGGTCGTACACTCTGGCTTGGTGGAACACAAGTAGCTAAAACACGTGAAGCTAGTCAATTTAATTGCAGTTTTACTCATGTAGAAACTGTTTATGATGTAGTAGACGTTTTATGGCTATTATTACAAGGGTGCGGAGTAGGCTTTAAACCTATTGTAGGAACTTTGAATGGATTTTCAAAACCTATTAAGGACATTAAAGTA